CACTTCGCCGGTCGGGACATACGTCGGCACCTACAGGGTCACGGTGGCGTGGTCGCGGGGTTAGCCATTAAAGCGTCGATAACCTTGGACGCGTCGTGCTTAGTCATCTCTGATGAGCCCGCTACGTGGTCAATGTTGTTCTCCGCTAGTACCGCATTGACGTATTGGAGGATTGTGTCGGGTCTGTCTATTCCCATGCCCTTCAGTTTCATCACAATCATTTTTAGTTGCTTATCGGTTGCGCCTTCGTGTCTCGCGTAGGTCATTTGGGCCGGGCTCGGCCCCTGGTCAACGTGCGGTTTTTGCTCAACAGGTGGGCCATACCATCCGTTGTCATCCTCAGTCGTCGACACGCGGACAACCTTCGGCACGTCGGTGCCACGCTGTGCCGCTCTCACCTCTTGCGCTGAGGCTATCCCTCGATGAACCGCTATGCCGAGGCTAGCGATCGCCCTACCCCACGCGCTAGTCTCCGCGTTCATAATCTCAGAGTTACGGGTGAAGTTAGTGATACCAGGATACGGTTCGGACGCGTACCCGATACCAGGTCGAGTGTCCTCACCCGTCCTATATGCCTCGGCCCTGTACACGATGACGCTATGCGAGTCATCTAGCCATGACCAAGACCCTTGCAAACTCCCGTACTCGTAACGCTCGTAGAACTTTTGTATCCGTTCGCTTACCTCTATGTAGTCCTCGCGGCTCATAATGTTTTCCATTCTCTAATGATTCTCCCGTGGTTACTTGCCCGGCCCGACGTCGTCATACCGACCGGCCAGATTACTTGTGCTTTGTGCCATTTACGGAACAATGCGCCGACCTGGTTACCTGACCCGACCGGTAAACCGATGTCGCGCACAAGCTCGTCGGCCGTAATGATCACGTAGGGCCCTAACTTGTTAAGCCAGTCGACGGCCCGCATCGTCCATTCGGGGTCGGTGACCGTGGCGTCTATGCCGGCTTCGGCCGCCTCTGGCCCGGTGCGTGTCTCGCAATACCTGCACCAAGGGCCCGCGCATTTGTGCTCGATGTCGAATAGTGTCCCGGTCATGCGGCGTCCGTCGGTGCCGGTTTAGCGCACGCCGCCTCAAGCAGCGCCCAACCCAATTTAGTTGCTAAGCCTGGGGACACTTTTATCAGCATCGTCACAGCCCCGTCGGCTACTAGGATGTCGACATCGGACGCATAAGACCATTTCGTGATCGCTACCGTCGGGTCCTTCGACGCCGTCGGCCGTGAGTAGCGTCTCTCGTATATTTGCATCTAGTTCCTCCCGTGACATTTTCTTGACATAAACCCAACATCCGCACCCGGCGCATCTAACGATGTCGCCCATCCTTACCGACCTCGATCCCAAGAAAGTAGGCCAACACCACGGCCCCACCTATTAGGCAAGCAAAGAACACTAGGGACGGGTCGACGGTCATAGTGTGCACCCGTACCGGCCCCCGGCCCAATGTGACGCACCGACACCCGGCCCGCGCCAATTCAAGACCGTGTAGAAGGCCATGTCCTGCCAGAATCTGCCCCACTTATGGCCCGGCGTATCGAGCAGCTCGGCGCGGACGACATCCCAATTAGCGTACGTGGTTTTCAGTTCTCGGCCTATCATCCACGCCGCGCCAGTAAATAAGGCGTCCGTCATCTGATAGGTACCCTCATAGAATCCCATCGAGCCGGTGCCCCAATACTGAAAGCGCCCTTCCCGCTCACCGACGCATTTGCGGAATGTCTCTTGGTGTTGGCGGTAGTACTTACCTGTATACGCGGACCCTCTGACACCCGTCTGTGCCGGATCATCAACCGACACTGATACCGGCGGGGGTGTGACTGGCATGGCCGTAGGTGCAAGTAGCGCCGCAATCATCACGGCCGCGGCCATCAACTTCCCTCAGAGTTCGCAGCGGTAGGCACCGTTACACGCGTGCCCTTGACCCTTTCAACTGACGCTACCTCGATGCGGAGATCCCCGCGGCCCGGCAGTTTGTGGCCGTCGATGATCCCGACCTCGTAATATTTCTTGATCGTGTCGGGGCCGACGCCTAACATGCGGCCCGCCTCGGTAGTGGTAACAAACTCCATTTAGTCTCCCGTCCTCGTAGTTACGGTGTCAACATATCGGGAATGTCGGGGTTATTTGGTGCGACGCGCCGAACCTACACCGTATTGCCGTGTCAGTGGGGTGAAATAGGCAAGTAGGGCCGTGACTGCCCCACCTAGTAGGGGAGCCCATAGCGGGTCTAGGTTTAGGGCCGGGATAGATGCAGCTAGCCAGGTGAGTGCCACGACGATCAGAATAAGGACAATATGCCGAACCTCGGGATGCAATTTATCTAGCATTATTCCGCCCCTCTAGGTGATGTTGTAGGTGTTCGTCGGACTGTTTCTCTAGCCGGTCTATGCGCTTCTCTATCCTGACGACGATGTCGTAGAGCGATCGCCCCCCGTCAGGTTTGTTCGCTTTACCCTGCGCCCTGGCTATCCACGCCACCAAGCCGAGTATGGCGATAAGTAGGCCAAATGACGCCGTAAGCATCCCAATAGTGTCGGTCACGTTGCCACCGTGAAGATGGGTAGCGGCCACTCCGACCCGTCCTCCTCAGCAGCTGCGGTAAAGCTCACATGTATGTGGTCGTAATGGCCGTATCCGCTGCCACGCCATTGCCATTTCGTATCGGGATAGGTGGCTGACGCTATCTGATCCTGAAACACTACATACTTGACACGCTTGGCGCCCTTTTTTTTGCTCGCCGCGTAGTCGACAATCTGGTCGGCTAATTTCTTGGCGTCACCTTTAGCCCCTAGGTCTTTATCGATGTCGATGGCGTGAACCCATCCGTTGGCGTCGGGGTTATGGTCCGACTGATCTCCGCGTGCTGCGTGCTGGGCATCCCCAATCCACCCATCGGACGCCTTATCCCGTTTTGGAAAACGCTTATTCACCTGGTCCCTAAGTGTGACGCCGCCTTTAACTAATTTAGCCATTATGGGGCCTCGATCACTGGCTCGGGCTGGGTCGTGTAATCGTCCGGCGTCGGCTCCGGTTCGGGCTGTGCCGGTGGGATGAAATCGACACCATCAAACCCGTAACCTAAGCCAGGATAGATCCCGCGGAAATTATTGTTATATGAACATTCCCACCAAGTCCCGGCCTGTGCCGCTAGGTCCGGCAAGGTCGCTATAAACGCTTGCCCTACCGGCTCTGACTCTGGGAACGGCAGATTATCTATAGCCTCATTGGATACTGTGATTACGTTTGTGACAATGCTGTTATCTACTAGTGCGTAATGTGCCATCAGGTAACCACCTTAATAATCAAAATACCGCTTCCGCCTGTACCAGGTGCACCGGTATCACTACCCCCGCCGCCCCCGCCGCCAAGATTGGCCGTGCCATTTGTTCCAGTTGTGGCACCGCCAGCGCCACCACCGCCAGCACCGCCCGCACCCGCGCCGGATGTTTTTCTACCGCCGCCGCCGCCGCCGCCGTAGGTAACACTGGCGCCGGTAATGCTGTTCGCTGTTCCTGCGCCACCAGCGCCACCCACAAGGGTTGTGCCTGGACTACCGACTGCACTAGACCCACCGCCTCCGCCGCCACCTGAAGTAGTTAGATCGTCCACTTGACCGGCGCCTCCGTTAAATCCAAATCCAACAATTCCGAGACCGCCGTAATTTGTGCCACCGTTGCGGCCACCGCCTCCGCAACCACCGTTTAATCCTTGACTAAAACTGTCCGCACCCCCGGCCGTCCCACCGGCGCCGCCACCTGGAGCTATGAGCACCGAACCAAGGGATGACACTCCGGCCATTTTAGTGTTATGGGCTGCGCCTGCAGATATGGTGACAGTGTATGCACCTGCCGCTAAATAAAAATTAGTTTGATAATTAATGGATCCGGCGCCGCCGCCGCCCATACCAAACCCGCCGTTACTGGATGCAAACTTACCGCCAGCCGCGCCAGCTCCAACCGCTAACGCGTCTAATAGTCCGCTTTTGCTTGTCGTGATGGAGCCAGAGCCGGTAAATGAATAAATTGTGAAACCGCCGCTAGTGGTGATTGTTGGTGACCCCGTAGTGGAGGTGACATCCGCCGAGGTCAGCGTCGGAGCACCACTACCAAAAGGGACATAAGACCAGGTATTAGTCGCCGTTTTTATTACTGACGCGCTGCTGTTAGTCGCTAGGGCCGTAATGGTTCCTGAGATTGTCACACCGGCGCCCGCGGTTGGTGTGCAGGCACCCGCCCCGAGGTTGAGGATGTTTATTCGTGTACCGACTACGTAGGCAACGCTGGCATTGGCGGGGATCGTTACCGTGTTTGCTCCGGCCGCCGTCATCGTGACAGTTTTACCGGCGTCCGTCAGGACCGTGGTGTAGGACGCGGTTTGTGCGTTGATTCCGCGGCCGACAAAATATCCCGCGGCATCAATCGAGTTTGCCACGGTTAGTGAGGCGGCTGGCCAGTTTGCGACTAGGTCAGTACCTGCCACATAGGGCGTTCCGTATGTCGTCGTTGCCATGTTTCTACCTTTCTAGACTAGATCTGATTGTAGGATTACGTCGGACCATGTGGTGGTAATTGGGACGTTAGCCCAATCCGCGGCGCCCGCTTCGTCCCATTGCAACATGGCATACGAGTAGCGCGGATCGGATAATGCGAGCGTGAGCCGGTAGCCATCAATCGTATAAGTCTCGGTCCACCCCTCGAGGACGCCCAAGAATTGGCCAATAGGTCCCGGGCTTGGTAGGCCCGTAACGATCACCCGGTCACCGGATGTTAGGTTCATAACTTCCGCTAGTTGTGGGGCCGTCAGGGTCTCCATAAGAATCTCGACCCCACCTAGCGTCCAACGCTCGGTAGCCTGCGCCGTCAGTACCAGGCTGGCCCGGTTGCCGGCGTCGTCGACATCGACTAGCCCAGTGTTTATTGTGATGGCCCTAGATCCAAACGCGGCGACGCTGGCCGCGTCGACTTGGTTAAACAGGTCTTGCGGATCGAGGGCCCCATATGACACCGTTACATCATTAACAATGGTTGAGGCTGTGGCCTGCCACCGTGGTTCCCACACTACCGCCGTAACCGGGAGGGTCACCGCGGTCGGTGCCGCTGAGCCCGCCGCGTATTGGCTTATCCAATCCTCGGTGGTGTTGTCCCAATCGAGAGGCATGTCGTCCCACGTCGCCGTCGCATAGTTATAC